ACATTGGCACTGGTTCCCTGTCCGGTGCTACTAGCACCATCACTATCGGCTCGTCCGTATCTGGTGCTACTCAGACCACCACAATAAATGGTCGCGTTACTTTCGCCCCCATCGGCGCTACGGTTGCTGCGTGGAGCACTAGCGGGGTTGGACTGATCCAATCTGCGGCGACATTCACCGATAATACCACCGCAGCATCGGGCACGGTGGCGACAGCATACATGAACTTGTTCGATGCGCAGACCTATGCTGCAACAAATGCAATTACGGTCACGAACCTTTACGGGACGTATTTCAAGACCCCTACGGCGGGCGCCAATGTCACCGCGACTAACCGATATGCGCTAGCGGCGGATAGCATCTACGTTGCAGGTAGCGCCAGCCTTCCGAGCGTCACAGCATTCTCGCAGGGCAGCACCCTCTTCACTCTCGCGGGCACCGCTGCCGGAAACCATTCCGTAGCCACGGCGCTAACGACTGGCACTCTTAATATAGCCACTGCGGTTTCGGCTTCAGGCAATACTAAAACTATTAATATTGGAACAAACGGTGTCAGTGGCTCAACGACTAACATCAATATCGGCTCGGCTGTCAGTGGCGCGACCAGCACCACGACGCTCAATGGCAGCACTATTGCCACCGGCACCCTCCAGCTTGCCGCCTATACCGTCGCCACGCTCCCCGCAGCGGGCACGGCAGGGCGCAGGGCTTATGTTACAGACGCTACTGCACCTTCATGGCTTGGCACTGTAACCGGCGGCGGCTCTGTAAAATGTCCGGTGTTTGATAATGGCACCGCATGGGTGGCCGGATAAATAGGAGTAGCTATGACAATTACGTATACTTGGTCTATTGATAAAATGGTTTGTCTTCCAGAGAATAATCTGGTCGTTACAGCATTCTATACTGTAACGGCAACTAACGGAGAACAATCTGCCTCATTAAGCAATGTTGTTGGTGTATCCTATCAACCGGATAGGATTTTCACTCCATATTCAGAACTTGACCAAAATACAGTGATTGGCTGGGTTCAAGATAATCTTGGGCCTGATTCTATAGCTAATATCGAAACCAATTTGCAACAAAACATTGAAGCTTTAATAACCCCGCCAGTTATATCATTACCGCCGCCGTGGGCATAAATAATATTGAAGGAGAATATAATGACAAATCTTAATATCGTTCTTACCCTTGATGAAGTAAATGGTGTTCTGACCGCACTTGGTCAGCTTCCCACATTATCTGGTGCATACCCTCTTCTGGTAAAGATTAAGGAACAGGCTGATGCACAACTTGCTACACCACCTGCACCAGTTACTGAATAAGATTCTTGCCATGGTTATTTTCATAAATATAGCAACAAGGAGATAATCATGGCACTTCCTACAGACAGAGAATCATTCAAGCAATATTGCCTACGCCGTCTTGGTGCGCCTGTAACCCAGATCAATATGGACAACGACCAGATTGAGGATCGTATCGATGATGCTCTGCAATATTATGCAGATTTCCATTTTGATGGTACTGAGAAACAATATTATAAATATTTAGTTCAACAAACTGATATATCCAATAAATATTTAACTATGCCATCTAATATTATTGGTGCGGTAAATGTATTTCCTGTAGGCTCTTCTTTGTCAACCAATAATCTGTTCAATATTCGCTATCAGATTGCCTTGAATGATCTTTACGATCTAACTGCAACCACTATGGTTCCATATTATATGGCCATGCAACATATTCAGTTACTGGAGCAGTTGCTCGTCGGACAACAACCACTTCGTTATAACAGAAGATCTAATAGACTCTATGTTGATATGAATTGGGATATGGTTGGCCCCGGTCAATATATGGTAATTGAGGCATATCAGGTTCTTGATCCAGATACATATACGAATGTGTGGTCAGATCGTTGGTTACAGAAATATGCAACACAATTAATCAAGCAAAATTGGGGACAGAATCTTACAATTTATCAAGATATTGCTCTTCCCGGTGGTGCTAAATTTAATGCCGAAAAGATATATAATGATGCCACTACAGAGATTGCTAAGATGGAAGCGGAGATGATTTCGTCTTACAGTATTCCGGTTAGTTTTATGCTTGGCTGAAACGAACACTTTTCATGTATAGAAAGATTTTTGCATAATGGCCGTATCAACGTTTTTCGACAACTTTACACATGATGGACATCAGCAGCTTTTGCAAGATCTGGGAACGCAGATGGTTCAAAGGTATGGTATTGATGCATACTATATGCCTCGTTCCCATGTGAATATCGACCGCTTGTGGCTAGAAGACACACTAAGCCAGTTTGACCAAGCCACGCTCATTGAAGTTTATATCAAAACTTTCCAAGGTTGGCAAGGCGAAGGCGACCTAATGTCCAAATTTGGTATTTCTATGGCCGATCAGATTACTTTCTCTATGATGAGAAATCGTTGGCAAGAAGAGTTTACTAATTTTCAGCCTAATCTTATTCGTCCATTAGAGGGAGATTTTATCTATCTTCCATTAACACATGCTTTGTTTGAAGTCAAGTTTGTTGAGCATGAATCAAACTTCTATCAGACCGGTCTTCTGACTTATTATGATATCAAGGCAGAACGTGTTAATTATAGCAGTGAAGATCTTAAAACTGGTGTGGCTGAAATCGATAATATTCAATCTAAATTCTCTAATGCTGCAGATGATTATTTCCTTGGAGATCGGCAAGGAGACCATTTTGTTGATCAAGATGGAGATGGATTGGTAGAAGGTCAGTACACACCAGATAATATTGATGGAACAACTCAGAATAGTCTATTTAGCACAGAAGGTAAAGCATTTATAGATTTTAGTAAACAAAGCCCATTCGGGAGTATTCTGTAAATGTTAGGACAAAATTTCTACTGGGGTCTGACAAGAAAATATGTGATACTCTTCGGATCGATCTTTGATGATATATGGATTGATAGAGTCGATGCCAATGGGGTTTCTCAAAAAACCATAAAAGTTCCTTTGCAGTATGGACCCAAGGAGAGGTACTTAACTCGGTATATTCAGAATCCAGATCTTCTTCGTGAAGTATCGATGGTATTTCCAAGAATGTCATTTGAGATTACCGGCATTCGTTATGATGCTGATAGAAAGAAAAATACTATTGGACAATATGCGGCTATCAACAGTTCAACAAATACAATGTATACTCAATTTAATCCTGTTCCATATAATTTTGATATCACATTATCAATTATTAGCAGAAACACAGAAGATGCTTTGCGTATTGTTGAACAGATTATGCCATTCTTTACTCCTCAGTGGAACACAACTCTTAATTTAATTCCAGAAATGAATTATTCGATAAACGTTCCTATTATTTTGAATACTGTTAATGCTGTTGATACATATGCCAGCAATTTTGAAGATAAAGAGTGGGTAATCTGGGAAATGACATTTACAATCAAAGGGGAACTTTGGGGACCAGTTCAGAATTCCAGTCAAATTAAAGAAGTTATTGTCAATTCTTATGCGTCACCAAGTGGGAATATTTCTTCTTATGTTGGCACAACTTCACCGCAAGAAATAATTGATGTGCAACCCGGATTGACCGCTAATGGTCAACCCACAAGTAATGCAGAACAATCTATTCCTGCATCAGAAATCAAAGCAACCGACAACTACGGATTTATCGTAGATTTTAATGAGAACTTATAATGGATGAAAAAAAATCAGATCCTATTGCATCATTATTGAATTTGCCTCCAATGCCAATTGAGGAAAAGGAAACTCTTCCTGCAATTCAAGAAGGCAATCCAGAAACTGAATATGAAAAGGTTGAAGGGGATTTTGATACTGCCAGAGATGCAATGCTAAGTGCATTAGAAACCAGTCAAAATGCATTACAAGAATTGGCAACAATTGCTAAAGGAAGTCAGCACCCTAGAGCATTCGAAGTGTTGGCTAAACTTGTTGATACTATTACATCAACTAGTAAAGACCTTCTAGATATTCATCAGAAAAGACAAGGTATAATCACTAGACCGGAGCCACATCAAACAATCAATAATAATTTAGTAATATCGACCAATGAACTTTTGAAAATGCTTAAGGGCACTTCTGAATAATAGAATGGATATATAATGGCACAACATGTAGCTGGCACGTATAGAGGTAATAAGAAACTAAAGTCTACAGATACTAGACTTCCTTGGACTGAAGATCAGATTCAAGAGTACGTTAAATGCTCTCAAGATCCAATATATTTCATTAAGAATTATGTTCAGATTGTAAACGTTGATAGAGGTTTGATTCCATTTGAGTTATGGCCATTTCAGGAAGAAATGATCGAAACAATGGTAGAAAACCGGTTCGTTATCGCAAAGATGCCGAGACAAGTTGGAAAGTGTTTGACAAAAGACACATATATAGATATAAGGAACAAGAAAACCGGTATTGTTGAACGGATCTCTATAGGAGAATTTCATGATCGATGTGGGAACAAAGTATAATTACACTAAAGAAGACCGTGAGCAACTAATAAATTATATTATTAATTTGGCAAATGCCGATTATTCTCTAACAGAAATCTCAGAAAAATCTGGCGTCAGTAAAATTACTATCCAAAAATGGCTTAAAAATAATAATGTTAATTATAATAAAGCTGCTCGTAGAATGTATTGCAATCAATGTGGAATATTGATGAAAAAGAAATATCAAGTCCAGATTGGTGAAGAAACTGTAAATATTAATATATGTTCATTAAAGTGCAAAAATGATTGTATGGCCAATCCTGCCAGAGAAAATCTGAGAGATGAACAAATCATAAAAAGTGATTATGAAGTTCTTCATATCAAAGAAAAAGATTATAAAAATAATAAAAAAGAAGTGGTTGAACAATGCATAAACTTTCTAACTCAATAGAAAGAAAATTCATAGAATCTTTTGATATTGATGATTATGAAATTCTAACTGACAGTGGATGGGAGAATATTTCTTCCATCCATAAAACTGTGGAATATGTCCGGTGGCACATCAAAACCGAATCTGGATTATTTCTAGAATGCGCGGATAATCATATTGTATTCAATGATAATATGCAAGAAATATTTGTTAAAAATTGCGTTCCAAATAAAACAAAAATCATTACCGAAAATGGTCCAGAATTAGTAACAGAATGTTATGAAACTAATATTTCAGAGAATATGTTCGATATTACTGTAGATTCAAATGATCACAGATATTATACTAATGGAATTCTAAGTCATAATACACAGACTGTTGCTTCTCTAATTTTGTGGTATGTGCTATTTAATGAAGATTTCTCAATTGCTATTATGGCAAATAAAGACAAACAAGCAAGAGAAATCTTAGGGCGAATACAAAATGCATATGAGCATTTACCTAAATGGCTGCAGCAAGGAATTATCACATGGAACAAAGGTGATATTGAATTAGAAAATGGGTCCAAAATTTTAGCATCTGCTACATCTAGTAGTGCTATTCGTGGAACCTCACAAAATCTTGTATATCTTGACGAATTTGCATTTATTCCATCAAATATTCAGGAAGAGTTTTTTGCGTCAGTTTATCCTACAATTGCATCTGGTAATACGACAAAAGTATTAATCACTTCTACTCCTAATGGCATGAATATGTTCTATAAGATATGGACAGATTCTGAAGAGGGTAGAAATTCATATGAAAGATGTTCAGTTCATTGGTCTATGGTTCCGGGTAGGGATGAAGACTGGAAAGACATGACTGTGCAAAATTCAAGTTTGCGCCAATTCGAGCAGGAATTTGAATCGATTTCCGCTCAAACTCTTATAAATATAAATAATACACAAGTATTTATAGGAGATTTATATGAGCAACTTAAAAAAGAAAACCAAAAAGATAACTGAAGAGGAATTGAGAAAATTATATTTTGATAATAATATGTCTCTTGATGAAATAGGTAAATGTTTTGGTTATGTCGATAGGCAACCTATATTAAGATTGTTTAAAAAATTTAACATACAAAGCAGAAGTAAATCTGAATCCGCAAATCTAAGATACAATAATAAATATAAACATATAACTAAAGAATATCTTGAAGAAAAATTGATTAATAATTCTGTGTTAAGTCTATCGAAAGAATTAAATATCCATAGAGGCGCTCTAAGTAAATTGATGGCACATTATGGTATAAAAAATGAATACTTTGTTAATTCTAAAAATAAAGAATTAATTCTATCTGATGAATTTAAATTTTTATCGGCCAAAGAAATTTCTGATAAATTAAACATCACTATAAAAGAAGTTAAATATTATAAAAAGGATTTTGATCCTATTTTATATTCGCAAGAAGAAGTAAAATGTAAAATATCTCAAGGGGAATATGACTTGGATAGCAGAGGATTTCCAAAGACCTTACTTAATGGAGATATTAACTTATATAATTCAATAATACATTTAACTGAAGATCATATTTTAACAAGTAAGAAAATAACCGAAAGAATTTATAGAATTATTAATGATTATGATAAAGATTATATTAATGTATGTATTCACTGCAAAGAACCGCTAAAATTTTATACATATAGAATGGGATATGGAAACAGCGAGGCAAATATCTGTAAAAACTGCATTATGACGCATTCTAAATTTGGGGTGTCTATGATATCTCAAAAATTATTTGGTTCTATATATTCCAATTTGGTAATTGGTCCTAAAGATTTTTGTAAATATTCAGACTTAAATGGCGAACATATAATAACAATTGATAGATCAATAGTCAATAAAATTCCAAAAAAATTTCATGAGCATTTAAACA